CCGCCCAAGTGGTAGAGAACAGGCACAAGCTCGCCGCATCGCAGGTCAACGCACTGATAAACGCCAAGAAGCCGACAATCGCCGTCCGCTCCGATTCCGCCCCCCTCCCCCCGTGCCGACCGAGCCGCACCCAAAACCCAATTAAATATAAGGTGTATTGTGCATCCTTAATTACCTGCACCCACAATTCCTACGCAACCCCCTTAGCTGGAGTCACATCAATCACTTCCACGTCGATTGTCGGCTTCTTGGCGTTTATCAGTGCGTTGACCTGCGATGCGTCGAGCTTGAGCCTGTGTTCGACCACTGTGGCGGGTGCGTCACCGCTCAGATTCTGGCACTTGTCCATCAAAATTCCCAAGCTGACGGATAGTGCCATCAAATTCTTTGGCTCCACGCCTTCTTGCTGCATCACCTCGAACGTCTCCTCAATCGTGTCCAGTCCTCGCTTAGTAATACGCTTGAGCTGGCCCACAGTGCTGGTGCGATAGAACTCTGGGTCGGCCTCCTGCATCTGCTCCCTGATGGCGATGACAGTGCTGGGCGAGGTATGCTCCTCCCGAGCAATCTGGGTGATGGCATGGCCCTTCCTGAGCCGCTGCTCAATGGTGTCGCGCAACTCCTTGGCGATGTTGGTGGCCTTGTGTGCGCTGCCCCACTTGTTCTTTTCGAGGCGAGTGGACACCGACATGAGATTGCTCTCGTCCATTAGTTTAGTGAGCCATTCAATTCTCGGCACTCCTGTCGCAGCTGAAGCAGCGCGGCGAGGAAATTGGACACGCCCTCGGCTCTCCCAGCTGCGTGGATGCGAGCCTCTCCCAATGTGTCACGCGATATTGTAGCGTCACACTCGGCCTGTATCTGTCCCTGTAGTAGCTCGACAATCATGTCGAACATCTGGTTCGTGCCACTATAGCCAAACACTTCAATATATTTAGTCTGTTCTTGCGTCATTGTTGCGTGGGTTGATTGTTACCTTGCATTGGAGACTGCTGCTGCTGCTGGCCAACCGGAGTGACTCCGATGCGGCCAATCTGTTTGTTCTGCTGCTGCTGCTGGCTGAACTGAAGGTTCTTCAGGTAGTTCTGCATCAGCTGCTGGAACTGAGGGTCTTGCTGCGCTGCCTGCTGGGCCTTCGGATTCTTCGACACAATGTCCTGCGTGTACTGTAACTTGGTGGCGGCAGTCGGGTCGTTCTCGGTGTACACGGCCTCGTTGCCGAGCATCATCATGGCGATGTCGGTCTGCACGTCCCGATACATCTTCTGTGATGCTCCCTGCTGGTCTACCAGCATATCCTTGGACGCATCCGGCGAGATGGCGGACATGATGGCCATGGTGAGCTTGTTGCGGTCAATGACACCGCCGACATCGTTCGGTATTGCAAATGTGGAGAGTGCCTTCAGCTTTTCCAGCACGAAGTCAGTGGACAGCTCACGAGCATCGAACTTCAGCACAAAGTCAAACTGGTTTGCAATCTCGCTCAGGTTACTCGGCAGCACACCACCAGCGATGCGCTCAATCTCGGCCTGCGGCATGTACTGCAAGCACAGCTGGAACGTCTGGCTGAATATCTTGTTCCAAATTCCAAGCCAGTTGTTCATGTTGGACTGCATGATGAGCTGCTGCTTCAAAGGATTCACATCGGGATGAATGAGTCCAAAGTAGTTCGCGTGACGCGCCTCGGCCTGCTTGATGACCAGCATCGCCTCGTTCATGCTTGCGGCAGGTGGTTGCAGGAACGTGTAGTCATCGCCAGCGGTCACCGACAGCTGCACCGCAGGGCCAATCTTATTAATCATCCCGACACGCTTCTTCACCATAATGGGCGGCAGTGTGGTGAGCGCAGTCCGGTCTCGCATGGAGTCGCACTGGGCCTTGATTTCCTCTTGGTCTGTGAATCCAATCTCGGGGATGCCGCGGCACTCGACGATGGGACGGCGGAGACGCTCGCGGCGGTACTCGACGAACGGATACTCGCCGTGCGCGTAGTCGAGACGCTCGTGTTTGCCATACTGCTCAGTGCCCAGCAGCGGACAGAACACTGTGAAATAAATCCCAGCGATTCCATTCTTGTCCAGCTGCCGAGCGTAGGCGTAGACGATTTCAATCAGGTGGTCATTGCGGAGCGCACCGACAGGGTTGAGCGCGGTGGCGACCATGTTCGGGTTGTTATACCAGCTCTGACGGCCCTGCGTGATGCACGCCTCCTCGACAAATTCCTTATCCCATCCGTCATTCTCAACCATGGAACGGAGTTCTACCTCCGTGAAGTACTGCCTCCGGTAGATGACACGCGCACGCTGTAGGTCGATGGTCTCTGGAGGAAAAGCAACTTCATCGAACGGCTTCAACGCCGTGATGCACGGGAGATTCTTCTGCACATACTCTTGGTCGTACTCTCCGACACCATCCTCGCGCAGACCCTTGATTAGATTCTTTGCGTCCTTGAGTGAGATGTCCTCCATCAGCGTGGTGACGATGCTCGCGGCCTGTTCCTCCATCTCTGGGTTCATTATCATCTGCGGCATGGATGCAATCACGGACTGCGGATTCTGCTGCGCGACCTGCGCGGCCATCTGGTTCACTTCCTCAATTGTAATCTTCTGCTTACGCACTCCGGTGCGCTGCTCCCACGCGACATGGGCAACGGCCCAGCCGTACTGCTGCCCGTAGTTACACAGCAGCTCGGCCTCCTTGGAGAGTTCAGACTTCAACTTGTTGTCGCGCACCCACGTCATCAGGTTGGTGGCCACTGCGGAAGATGCGGAATCGCCGACATCGACACCGGAGACGCGCAGGGTGGAACGCTCGAAGCCAGTGGTCATCGTGGACACAATCTCGTTGATGGTCGAGTCGATGATGCGGATGCGGACATCTGACGCGCCATCAAACGGAAATGCAGACTGGCCATCAGGGAGGTTCTCGCTCCACTTCTTGCCGTCATCGGACTGGCCAGACCACTTGGCGTAGCGCACGGAGTCGTTACCTTGGAGTCGCGTGACGTTGTTGCCAGTGTAGAGCGAACGCTGGAACTCCGTGTTGAGGTACTGGACATCCGGTTTGTCTGCGGCGAATACTAGTTGGTCTGTGTTCGCGTTGTTATTTTTGTAGCTGTAGTTAGACATAATGTTTTTCTTCAAGTGTTAGACCGCAATGTTTTAGTACTTCGTCCCGATAGAAACGATGTAGCCCTCCAGTCGTTGTGTAGGTTGATAGCACACCTTTCTTTCTTAGCAAGTCAAACTGCCTGTCAGATAGTCCGGTGAGGCGACTCGCCTGCTTGCGATTGATGAGTGGTGGGTATTCTTGTGGTTGCATTAGTATGAGCCTCCGCCTGTTGATTTGAATGCGTCCTTTGCGTAGTGCTGCGGCGACATCACGGCAAGGTATCGCAGGCAGTCTATCGGGTCTTTGGACGCGCCCTTGTCGCCATCCGCTCCTGTCCATTCCTTCATGGAGTAGATTAGATTCTGGCAGGCCGATGAGATGTACAGGTGCGGCTCGTTCACCGCCGTGATTGGCTGGTTCTGGTCGTACGCAAGCCAGTCGTTAATCACGCAGAAAAACGGATTCAGTGACAACACGTTTGTACTTCCGAACAAGTCTCAGTGCTGGTTTATGAATTATGCACAGGACAAGAAGGTCATTGAGGGCGGCGAGTGCGATTTAATTTGGTGCGACGAACTTGTGCCAGTCGATTGGATTGACACGCTCCGATATCGTCTCGTCACTCGCAATGGTGCGCTGCTGGTCACGTTCACTCCGGTCACTGGCTACACTCCGGTGGTGAAGGAATATGTCTCTGGCATCAAGGTGCAGAAGGTGATGAAGTCCACGCTGCTGCCTGACACCATAAATGTCACCGGAACCCCGAAGGGCACGATGCCGTACATTGGAAAGTGCCATGGACGCAAGGCAGCTGTGATGTGGTTCCACTCCGAGCTGAATCCGTACAATGACTGGGAGGCGATGAAGTCTGCGTGTATCCTACGTTGGTGATTTTAGTTTTGCGTGCGGTGCGGAACTCGGGCGGCAGGTACTTGTAGATGACATTCTGCTGCATCTGGATGCTGGACTGGTTTGTCGTGTGCAAGCACCAGACTCGGGCCTCTGGCTTCGATGCGAGCAGCTGGCACACACGTTTCGCTGCGTACTCGGTCTTTCCTGCGCGGTTTCCGCCATTGATGAGCAGGTCTCGATTTTCAATCAGCAACTTGTCGGCATCTTTCCATGTCGGCGGCTCGTAACCATGTCGGTATGCGTCCAGCTTCTCGGCTCGTATCTTGTCCTCGCGCAATTGCAATCGACGCGCAGCCTCATCTGGGCCGACCTCATTAACGAGCGCCTTAATCTCATCCAGTGTGGGTGCTATCATCACCGGATGCGGAGTTGGAGTGAAGTCTACCATCGCCCTGCGGCCCGAGGTGAGCGTGCGATGACAAGTGCGTTACCATATTCGCGCACTGGGATGACCATGCCGATTTGAATGAGACTGGAATCGCGCACACGACAGGTCTTGCGTACGCCACCGAAGTCCACTTCGACAACGCTCGGGTTAGTCCATTTTTTTATGACAGTGGCCTCGTCCTTAGTCCACCATGGTGGCCGACCATGTTTGAGAATCATCGCGTTGGCAGCGACATTGGGTGTCATCACGGCCTTCACGCCATCGGACGCAACCTTGGCCGTCTCAGGCTCAACAATGCCCTGTCCGATGTGAGAGCGGATTGTCAGTGCGGCATGGTCGGTCAGGCAGATGGTCGCAGGCCGTCCGACCTTGTCCCAGTCGGTTCCCTTTACCAGCCCAGCCTTGTCGCGCACCGCCTGCAACTCCTTGCGTCCAATGCCAAGCTCCCGTGTCAGGTCAATCTCGCGGACAGTGAATTTAATGTCATGCATATGTACAGTTAGTACAACTAATGACAACTTGCAACAAGTGGACACAAAAAAAGCCAGCGGCTTTGTGGGCCACTGGCTTTGTGTGTTCAGTCGATTCAGTCGTAATAGTACTTTCTGTCTTCCTCTTTGTCGTATGCCGTCCGGTACGCATCAATCTGTTCCGGTGTCATGTCCTTTTCCTCGACTCGAAGGACGCTGCCCTCTCCGTAGATGTAATAGTGCGGCTTGGCGTAGCGGCCATAGTATCTGTCTGCGGAGCCTCTGTCTGCTGGGGAGCCATGTTTGTTTGTCATGTCAGTATTGTCTCAGTTTAGGTGTCCGATTGCAATTCTAATCGCGATGAGTTTTTGTAATGTCAGCCACATATGGGGTCAGCTTGGCCTTGCGAACGGCAGCGGCAATCTTGCTGATTGACTTGTAGTACTCAGCCGTGCCGCGCAGCTTGCTGTGGCCAGTGGCCTTTCCGCCCTTGCTGCCAATTTCGGCCATGTATTTTGATATATCAGTTTTCATAATGTATAAGATGAGGGTTAGTAACTTCCCCTCGGTTGATGTTAGTTCAGCGCAATCTTAATGGCCTCGCTGGTCGGCATCTGGTGGGCCAGCTCGTACGCCATCGGCAGCTTGCCCTGTCCAGCGAGTTCGCAGATGTCCCACATCTGACGATTGATTTTCAGCGTCTTGTCCATCCCAGTGATGCGGCGTGTGACCCTGCTGCCCATGCCGCGCACCACATTCTCCTGTGTACGATTGAACACGTTCCACAGTGTGTTCTGGGTGTCTTCGATGCGCTTTGAACGGCCACCGACAGCACCGCCGATAATCAGGTTAACGTCGTTTACCTTCGTGTCCTGCCGCAGCGAGTGGGCCATGCGTCCGAACATCGTGACCTGCTCGGTCGGAACCGACATCTGCTGCCACTGCTCAATCTTGCTGTGCAGCTTCGGGAACTCGTCGCTGATGCCCTGCACTGCGTCGGACAACTTCCGGTTCATCGTGGACGGGTCGCCGATGTGATTGATGCGGATGGACGAGATGCTCATGCCGACCACCAGTCCGTTCGCGCACGCCGCACGCCATATGCCTGCCATGAATCGAAATGAGCTGCTGCTGTCGTTTCCGTTCTGCGCGATGACCTCGCAGCGGTGGCCGTCAATCGGCTGCAAGTCGGGATGCGATATGCGGAGCAGGTGCTTCGTGTACGGAGCGCGGTCAAGGTTGGCGTTCCTGATTTTCTTAACGCTGTAGTCGGTGATGTTCCAGCCAGCGTCCAGCAGCGGCCTGATGGCTCGAGCCGTGGAGATGGGAGCGAACTGCTCGGACGTGGTGGAGATGTAACGGGATTCAGTGGTGAAGCAGGCGGGTAATGTTTCGATGTTCATATTGTTGTCTTTTGTTTGTTGTTATTGGATGTTGATTTGGTCGTTTACTGTCTGTTGCAAGTCCCAGATGTCGTTGTAGATTTCATTTACTGCGTCGAGGTACTCTTGCGATTCCTTTTCCGCCTCGGCCTTTTCAATCTTGGCCGACCAGTGGACAAATGCGGAATTGAATGTGATGACTAATGTTTCGATTTGTTTTTTTGTTAGGTTCATTTTTAAATTGGGGTTAGTGACTTCCCCCGTGTTGATATTAATTCCAGCAGAGTCCTTCGCAGAGTTGCAGGTTTTCCTGTGTGCATTCGCCCTGCTCGACTAGCATCGCGGCAACAAGGTCATGCTTAGTTGTAGACCCGTAGCACTCATTGATTGGCCACTGCACTCGGCCCCATCCGAATAGGATGAAGTTGTACAGCGCACCGACATTCGAGTCGGCGTGAATCGCGTGGTGAAACTCGTCACCGCGCATCTCGGAGTAGCGAGATTCAATCTCTTCCAGCTTGGCGTGTGTGCCTTCGGGGACACCAGCCATCTTCTCGATGCTGGCCTTGTTTTTGGTCAGTGGATATAAGCGTGTAGCCATATGTTGTTTGTTTTTTGTTGGAGCTTAATTGCTCCAGCCTATCGCCGCGCACGGCGACAGGGTGGAGGAATTCAAGCCGTCAGGCTGTCAGCCAGCTCGTCCCATTGCGCGGCGTTAGTTTTGTTCCGGCGACCCATTACCGCCTTGCAAACACATTCAGCTTGGCGGTCGCTGATTTTGCGGTAGGAAATCTGCTTTGCCAGCGAAGCCCAAAACGTCAGCCCTTCGCTCAAGGGAGTGCCTCCAAGCCGTTCGTCCGCCTTGTGCAAGTTGGCGAGAACAGTCAGAGTCGGCTTGAACTGTTCGATTCGCGCAACGCGAGCGGCTTCCTGCTGCGCCTTGGCGGCATCGTAGGCGGCGAGCCATTCATCGCGCTTGGCGGTTTCTGCGGCGACCTGCTCGCTGGTCTTTCCGGATTTAACCGCGCTGCGAATCGTCTCGTCTCCGGCGCGCTGGGCGCAATCGGTTCCAATGAAATGCTTGCTTCCGTCAGGCATCTGAACAACCACATGATGCAGGATGCCCATGCCGCAGTTCGCGCAGCAACCAGCACCAGCAGGCGCACCAGCCATCGCTAGCGTGTATGCGGTCGGGTTTTGTTCGGCAAGCTCCGCGCTGGGCAGGCTGAAGTATCCGATAATTTTTGCGTTCGTCAGGTTCATATTCAGTTTTCGGTTTTTTTGTGAGCCGCTTTGTGCCGCTCATCTGCAAATAAATTATCACAAGCGGCTTGTGATAGCAATAGCAAAGTGAAAAATAATGAAGATTTTTTTACCCGCATGAACATTGAGCGAAAACGATATTTTGCACAGAACCACAAAAAAATTGTAGTTGCGTGTTGAAGATTTTCAGACTTTTTCGTCACCGCCGACATCGCCCCAGCTCTTGCGTTCGGCCTGATTCTCGGCTCGGATTTCCAAGTCGTACTCGCGTAGCTTCGTCTGAAGTTCCAGCGCATCCTGCACGATGGCCATGGCGTATCGGCTTTCGACGTTGCTGATGAGCGTGTCGATGCCCTTCACGATGACGACATAGTCCACGCCCAGCTCGGAGAGGTTGGTCGTCGCCCTCGCCAGCAGTGCTGCCGTGATGTGAATCTGTTTCTTGCTGACACCCATGTTCAAGAGATACATCCGCGCAAAAAAGAATCAACAAGAACAACGCATCCCAGTTAAAAGCTGTAGAGAGTTGTCAGGAGTTTACACTCAATGCATTGAGTCACTTGTTTTTTAAAAGATATGTGAAACAAATCAGGCACGGCTTTCCTTGTGTGTGCCATTGAACAACACTGACTATGACTTCTTGGAGTCATTAAATAACCATGCCTGAACAAACTAATAGCGACGAGGTGGCCAATGGGACTGACTCGAACAAAACGCTGAACCCCATGAGTGAGAGAATCGGATTATTGGATGAGAGCAAACTTGCCAACCTCATCCGAGACATGGCCTACGATGGGCCACAGGAACAATCCAAACCTGATGAGTCTGAGGAAGAAATTCCAGAAGACACAAAAGAGGAAAAACAATCCGAGGAAGATTCGGCAGAAGTCGAGTCGGACGAGGACAATGAAAAACTATCACAGGAAAACGATAGTGATGACACCGAAGAGGTGGCAGAGGAATCTCAGGAAGAACCAGAAGATGGACTTCCGAAGGGCGTAAAGAAGCGTATCGACAAGCTGACGGCGAAGCGGAGGGAACTCGAAGAAAAGGTTTCTGTCATGGAACAGGAACTGAACTCACTGAAGAACTCTCCGAAGACCGCAGAACCGGAGGTTAGGCCAACTGCCGACAATCCTTACCTACACCTAGACTCACAATCTGCGGTGGAGGCGGAGATAAAGCAGGCGAGGGACATTCGGAAGTGGTGTGAGCTGAATCCAGACGGCGCGGTAGTGACCGATGCCAACGGAAGAGAAACGGAATATACCACTGAGCAAATCAGGAACATCAAGGCCAATGCCATGGATGCGATTGAGGAGCATCTCCCTAAGCAACTTAACTATGTTCGCGCTCGTCAGCAGTTCGATGTTCAGGCAGAGGCTGAGTATAAGTGGTGGAAGGACAAGACCAGCAAGGAGTACCAATCGGCTCAGGGTATGCTCAAGGCATTCCCCGAACTGCGTAAGTTTCCTGATTACAAGTTTGTGGTCGGAGACTATCTGCGCGGTGCGGCAGTCCGAGAGGAAGCAGTGAAGTCTAGGTCTAAACCTACGACGACAGTGAAGAAGGCTCAATCGCAGCCGACTCGCGCATCGTCAGCACCACAGACTATGAGTCAGCGTGAAGTAAAATCTGCAAATGCTGAAGCTACGTTCCGGAAGATGAGGTCTACTGAATCTCTCAAGAGTGTCATCCTAGAGAAGTTCCTGTGAACTTTAAGGAATAAAATTATGGCCCAATTATTTGAACGCAGTCAGGTCGGTAAGCGCGAAGACCTCGCCGACTACATTTCACTGGTGGACGCTAAGGACACGCCCTTCGTGTCTATGGCCCCCAAAGGCTCTAAACCCGGCAATACACTGTTCCAGTGGCAGGCCGATAACTACGATGCCGCTGTCACTACCGGAACTGTTGACGGCACTGATGTCAGTGCGTACTCGAACCTGAATGCTAATCGTAAGATTATCCAGAACTACATTCAGATTTTCCGCCGCACTGTCCGTGTGTCGCCGCTGTCCGTGAACGTCAGCATCGTCGCTGGCCTGAAGGACGAACTGGCTGGCATGGTCGCCAAGGGAATCACGCTGCTGAAGCGTGACATGGAGGCCACGTTCCTGTCCACTAACGATATGCAGGTCGATAACGGAACCAATCCGTATCTGACTCGCGGACTCGGCAGCTGGATTAGTTCCTCGGCTCAAAGTCTCAATCCGGTTGACACCCTCTACCGCACCGATGCTGGAGCGATTAACACTACCGCAACGCAGGCCAATATGTCCGAAGCCAACATTCAGGACATCCTGACTGCAATCTGGGGCAAGACTGGCGTGCAGCGTGACTACGACTGCTTCGTGGGGTCGAGCCTGAAGCGTGCGTTCACAAACCTGCTGTTTACAAGCAGCACTGTCAACGTGCAGTCCACCAACACTGGTGTCGCCGCAACGGCCATCCGTACGTTCAATCGTGCGGCTGATGCTGAGACCTATATGTCCTCGGTGGATGTGTTTCAGGGTGACTTCGGCACGCTCCGCCTGCATCCCGATGCGTTCATGCCGTCGGCGTTGACTGGTTATGTGGTTCCGATTGACCTGACCGAAATCCGTTATAGCAACCTCCCTTCCGTGACCGAGCTGCCCAATGCTGGTGGTGGCCCCATCCGGTTGATTGAGGCCGTTGCCGGACTCGTGGTCAAGAACCCGTCTGCGTTTGGTAAGATTGTCTTGGCCAGCTAATTAATTGCCATGCTAGAACACATTCCACTCGACTTACACAAACCTCTTCTAGAGGAGTTTAAGACTGGCTGGAATCGTGAGAAGGTCATGGCAACCGCTACCGCAAAGAAGGCGGCAGCATTGAATCTTGAGTACCACAAGGGCATCGAAGGTATCGGTAAACTTGAGGCTAGGATTCCTGCTGCCGCCTTCCACTTTTGGGGAAAGAAGTTGGGCTACCAGTGCTGGAAAGATTCTACGTTTCTGAAGGAGTTCCTTCGTGACAACCCATCTCTCCGTGTTAATGGTGGTGCAACAAAGTTACAGGTCGGATACGCAAGGCCGACAGATGCAATTGGCAAGGGGTTAGTTAACCAGTATGGCCGTCCATTGAATGAACAAAATTGATTTCAGCACATTACTTTTTCGGTTTGCACAGATGGCGGGTCTTGACCGAGACTCGCTGACGCTGAATAATTTCAAGATGTTCCGTGACTTCGTGAATGGAAGATACGAGCTTGTTCGCAACAGTGACTACTGGCCACCCTTGATTCGCATCACTCCGTACAGTGGCAGGTATGTGACTACCACCACATTCCTAGATACGACTGTGTCTGGAAGCACCTATGACGCAATCAATGGCGTGTACAAGGTGACAGGATACGATGACGCTGGCCAGCCGTTCTACACAATCAATGGCAATGAATCTGGCCCATGCATCTACCGAGGTGCTTATACATGGAACCTTAGCATCAATGGACGCACTCCCGCAGCCACTGTTTACTATTCAACTTCAAATCTTGTGGAGGGAACCAATAGCTGGAGCGTTGTAAGTGGGCCATCTCCGGTTCCGTCCATAGTCACTACATCAGTGAGTGGCCCTCGCAAGTTCGCACTAGATGGCGACATCGGAGATGTGCTTCAGGTGTACGATAAAGACCCGCGCACAACTACCCGCGCTCGCAATGTAAAGTACTTCCTATACGAAGATGGAACCGACCAGTTCATCAACGTGATGGAAAACGTAGACCCAATCTACATAGAGTATAAACTTGAGAAGCCAGACCTGTTTGGAAATCCGTTTACGTCAGGCTCGACATACTACGCTGGGGCACAGGTATACTTTGAGACATCCACCAACAGTGGAAGCCTGTTTCCTGACCCGACAAAGCCGCAGTCTGGTAACTTCTACAATTGCTTGGTAAATGGCACGACGCTATCTCCTACAGACAGTCCTAATTCGTGGGAACTTGTTGAAATTCCATTCTTTGTGGGTGAGTATCTTGTCAGAGGAAGTCACTCGGACTACCTGCGGAGTGAGAGCCAGTTCGACCAAGCCACTCAGGTTGAGATGGAGGCAGAGGCTATCCGTCAGGCAGAAGTGGAAAAGGTTCTTCGCGAGAAGGGCCAAGTGCGAAGACTAAATATGCAGACCTATTAATACTATGAATCTATCTAAATCAATTAATCTTTATCCCAAACCCAATACTGGAAAGGCCAGCCAGCGACTGACTGTCAGCAGCACAGCCGTCAGCTTTGCCACTGCGTTTGACATCACGACCCAGTATGTGGTGCTGGACATTCAGGGCGGCGATGTTATGGTGCTGTTCAGTGGGACGGCCCCCACGGCATCAAGTGGCCACCTGCTCAAGGACGGCACGTCATACACATGGTCGAAGTCTACCGCATCGCAGGCCAAGTTCATCCGCGCTGCCGCCACCGATGTGTCCATTCAGGCAAGTCAATTCACTGACTGATGATTGCTGCCGCAATAAATTTAATGGATAGACCTTGGAATGGGCTGACTGGCTCGGCTGGGTCTGCTCCGTCTGTTCCATCTGGAAATGGGTTTCTTACTAATCTTCTTGCGTACTTAAAACTCGACGAAACAACAGAGGCTTATCGTTATGATTCCAGTGTAAATGGAAATAATTTTAACGCAGGAATAGGAGGTTCTAACTATAATACTGGTATTATAAATAACGGGTTTTATAATTCAGGAGAAGTGCCATATGCTCATGCGTATCATACAAGTTTGGCAGCAACTTTAGCTGGAAGTTCAGTTTTTTCTGTTTCTTATTGGGTTCAAAGATACGGAACAGATGATACAAAAGAAGGCCCAGCTGTTGATATTGGAGATTCTATTATTCATCATGGTGCTTCTGATGGTGGTCAATTTATTGAATACAGCACAGTTGGTGGCGGGGCTCAATATTATTATTTTGGAGGTGATTCACACCTTATGAATCATTTTGTTCTTGTTGTAACCCCGTTATCTGGAATGGATGTTTATCTTAATGGAGTTATGCAAGACCCCGCTTATTTTGATGGTGGTTTATACTGGGATAACACCAGCATTGGAATTACAGATAGTTACGCATATCCAAGTGTTATTTATCCATTTGTAGGTGTAGTTGACGAATTTGGAATTTGGACAAAAGCACTAACACAAGCAGATGTTACGGCATTATACAACAGTGGAGCAGGAAAAGCATTTAGCACATTTACAACTTAAACTTATGAATAAAATTAACGTCGAACCTAAATCAATCACAATCTCGGCTGCACGCACCTTCACTGTCCCTGAACGAACACTGAGCGTAGATTCAGTCCAGTGGACTACCATTGACGATTCGTTTGCAAAGCGTCTGGTGATTCGCGTCAATGGCCAGCTTGGATTTAACATCGAAGGAGCCGAGTACGAGGCATTGGGCCAGTGGACTGATGAGGACATCGCCGGACTTATTATCGGTAAGTACGGATTCAAACAGATTTAATTTATGCCAAGTCAATTATCCAAGGGAACTACATACGTTAATGGTGATACAGTTACTTACAACAACCTAAATAATCTTGTAGATAATGGTACAATTCTAAAGGGAGCAATCACCGAGCAAACAGAAAAATCAGTTCCTGTTGGAGCAGACCAGATTCTGATTGCAGATTCTGCAAGTACTGGTTCTCTGAAGAAAGCCACAATCACAAGTGTGTTTGCATCCGCTCCAAACATTGGAAGCACAACGGCTGGAACCGGAGCGTTCACCACTCTGTCCTCGACTGGCTCCAGTTCGTTTGCCAATACAAGCGGAAATGTATCCGTTGGATTTGATAAAAATGCTGCACAGTCGAAGTTGCACATCGCGCATGATTCGTCTTCTGACAATGGATTTACTATTACAGATACAAATGCTTTAGGTGCAGATGTAAAAAGTGTGTCGTTTCTTCAAAGCAGTTCTACAACGGCATCAGTCATAACGTCTACTAATCATGGATATTCTGCTGGAGATTCCGTTGTTATTTCTGGAGCTGTTCAAACTGAATACAATGGGCTGTATAAAGTATTGTCTCCGTCTTCAACAACTTTTACATATACGTTTGCTGGCTCAAGCACGGCAAATGCAACTGGAACAATTTCTTGCCGAAAGACAAAAGGTGCAAATTACCAGATTGGAGGAAATTCATCTTCTGTTGGTAAATTGTTTTTCAAGGATTTGAACACTGCCACCACCACACTGGCAATTGACGCATCTGGAAATGTTGGAATTGGAAACACTGCACCTTCAACAAAACTTGAAGTAACTGGAGACATAAAGGCATCTACAAATTCAACTGTTGGAACAGCTGCGTCATCTGTTTCGATTTCAACAATCACTTATTCAACGACAACGGCCACTGTCACCACGTCATCGGCACATGGATTTACAACTGGAGACTTCATCAGGATTGCTGGTGCGAGTGAGTCTGTGTACAATGGCTCTTTTGCAATTACTGTAACCGGAACTCCGTCCACAAGCACTACGTTTACTTACACGTTGCCTTCTACGCCTACCGCAAATGCATCTGGAGCATCGCTTCTGTGTTACAAAGATAATTTTGCAAAAGTCACAGGACATTCTTTTATTTCAAACAGACTTGGAGTAGGAACCACTGTACCATCTACCGAACTTCATGTTGTTGGAAATGCGCTAATCACCGGAACTGCAACAGTGTCTGGACAGCTTACGTCTTCTGGAATCATAGCCCAGCGCACGTCTGCTGAGTCGGCCACGGCTGTCACTGTTGCCGGAACAGTGCTTGCTTCTGGTGCTGTGACATCTGCATATGGAACTTCAATTTCTGGACTTAAAATTACAAACTTTGTTCCAAAGAGCGCAACAAGCAAAATTAAAGTTGTCGTAAAAGGACGTGTTTTTATAAATGGAGGAGCTACAAAGGTTGGACTTGCTCTATACAAAGTTGCAACTGGTTCAACATTTCCTCCAGCAACAGCAGTTAATGCAACTGCTGTTTACGCTTCAAAAAAAGCAGATGATAATGATGAAATTCCATATATTCTTGAATATGAAGTTACATCTGGAGCAACCACAGGAGTTGATTTTAATGTGATGGCATTCAAAGATGGAAACACTGTTACATTTAATCCAGACCTTTCATACAGTCCAGCGACAAAGGCTATTATTGAAGTTACCGAATACTTTTAATGAACCCAGATGACTTGATTCAATTGCGCGATGACGTGCGTGAGATACGACTGGCACTCCTTGGCAACGAGGATGTGGGCCATGTCGGTCTGGTATCCCGTGTCAAAGACCATGACGCACGCCTGAAGCACATTGAGACGTACGTCATGTACGTTGGTGGTGGTATAGCTGTCATCGCGTTTCTGTTTGAACTGACTAAGGATAGGTTCTTCAAATGAATCAAAAATCACTTCCATATATTACGGAAGGTGAGAACGGATTTGTTGGTATGCAGAGCCGCTCCAACCCGCTTGAGCTTCAGGCTGGCATGGTGCAGTACTCTCAGAATATGCGAATGGACAAGGGCATTGGAGTTCCAAGAAAGGGAAATAAACGACTCACTACAGAAGAAATCAGCGGAACCAGCATCTACGGCTCGTGCGCGTTCAGCACTGTAGATGGCGTAGACAAGATTATCTTACTGGCCGGAAACGGACTGTACGTCTACAACACATCAGACGGAACAACGTCTGCAAAGTACTCATATCCGTCAACAACAATTAGCTCGGTAGTTTACTATCGTACAATCACTGCAACGGACAGCGTGTGCGGCATTCAGGCAAACGATAAGCTGTACATCTTAAGGGGTCAGGGAAGCGATGGATTTACTCCAACATCAATTACGCATCCAAGTCCAAATGGGCCAGTTGCTACTGTGACAAAGACTGCACATGGGCTTGTAACTGGTGACGAAGTAATTATTACTGGAGTAACAAATAACACTAATTACAACGGCTCATACATAATTACAAAATTAACAAACGATACATTTACATACACAACATCATCAACTCTTACTACTGATGCAATTTCTACTGGAACAATTTTAATTAGAAAGGCAAAGGCTCCACTTGTGTGGGATGGCAGCAGCGTTGCAGTCACACCACAGGGTTCAACATCGTCTATTACATACAATTCAATAGCATCGACTTATTATAATATTCCGACATCTGACTTTGGCATTTATTTTAAGAATCGACTGGTGTGTAAGACCGACAGGGATAGGATTGCCTGCTCTAATTATTTTTCATTTGATGTATGGGACTTGGACTTTGCACAGTTTAGAATCAACCTCGGTGCTAACGACTACATCACCGGATTCTGTCCTTGGCAGGAAGACAAGTTCATCATATTCCAGCGCAATTCAATCTACTATGCGTTCACTGGTACTGAATATACATCAGGATATCCGCCAGCAGGTGATGCATTTGTAAAATCGCTTACTTCCGAGTTTGGATGTTCTGCGAGACGCAGCATCGTAAACGCTGGAGAGTACATTTTCTTTTTGTCGGACAATGGCGTGTATCTCCTCAACCCCACACTTGATTTAAAGTTACTAGGAAATACGACACCACTGTCCGACCCTATATCGGATATCATGGCAAGAATCAACGTGAACTACGTCAAGAATGCCATTGGTAAATTCTTCAATAACCGATACTACTTGGCAGTTCCTTTAGATGGAAGCACTCGTAACAATGCGGTACTTGTGTATTCGATGCTGAACAAGGCATGGGAGTCGGTAGATACGTTTCCAACTGGGTTCTATGTGGACGAGATGGTCGTAGGACTGTACGGGAACGCAAAGAACGTGTACTACATCAACACGGAGTATGGAATCTTCTCGTCTGAGACAATCACCGGAGATGAACTTGGCATAAGCACTGGCCTGCGCCTTCCATTTGTGCTTCCATCGGTCTTGGCATTGACCTTTGTAAATTACCCAGTGGATGGCCAGATTTTGACTCGCCGCTACTTTGGAAACACATTTAGTCCTAAGAGATTTAGTGGGGCACAGGTAGACCTAAAAATGGCCGCTGGTGATTCGATGCAAATAAATGCAGTTGTGACCAATCCAGATAGCACGACAAACGTGTACAGCTTCTCGTCTCTAACTGATAACGACTACACGAAGCGGTTCAAGCTAGTGAAGCGTGGATTTGGTTTGGATATGCAGTTCAAGTCAATCACTGGAAGACCTAATTTTAGGGGTCTGCGGCTGACCGCAATTGACTGTGGTGCAAATGCGAGGTCTGATGAATGACGGATGCAATAGACAGAATAGTAAGATTTTCTGTTGAGCATGGTGGTGGCAAAGTATTTGACGGCTGGAGTGAAGATGATATCAAGTACTACATAGCGTTCCACGCGAACCGGAACTCGCTAGGTATAGTAAGGGATGGTGACGAGATAGTGGCAATTGGGACTGCACTTAGGTGCAAGGAGGAGGACATCAAGCACGAGTTTGATTCTACTCCACACGACCCAGATGGCGATACAGTATTGATTTGTGATGTGATTAGTGTCAGGAAAGGAGCCATACCTGTGCTGCTAGTCCAGTTGTTGGAAAGATGGCCACTTGGACGATTTAAATTTAAGGCGTACAGGGACAATAAACTCAGGGACATAAGTCCAAGATACATTAAACTTTTAACAAATAAAAAATTATGGGCGGCACACCTTCAATCCAAACTAGAAATTACGGACAGGAATCGTACGACACGCTGATGCAGCAGGTCATGCTGGCCCCGCAGCTATACGCATCCGAGGCACAGTTCCAGCCGCTGTATACTCAGCTTGGCCTACAGAAGATGCAGGACACGCTGCTAGGTACTCAGGGTTCCACGCAACAGGTTCCGACTGGCCTAAAGCAGGTAAAGCAGGAGGGTTGGTACGGCAAGGGCGGCGAGTATCTTGGCAACAAGAAGACGCTCGGTGATAACTATGTACCACCCGAGGGAGCTACCTATGCCAATAAGAAGGGCATGGTTCCGACTGGCCAGTATGAGACCCGCACCATTGGAGCGCAGCGCGGCCTGCTGGACATTTACGAGAAGGACATCAACCCGATGCAGACTCGCATGAACAATGCGGCACAGTCGGCACAGCGAGCCGCTGACATTGGAGATGTCGAGAAGTACGGACTACAGGCATCTGAGGCTTTTATGAACGCCAATCCACAGCTCAAGGCACAGTTGAACTATGCCACCGCTCTACAGGCAAACCCGTTGTATGCGGCTGTACAGAACCTTGACTACACCGGACGGCTGACACCACAGGAACTGGCTCAGGGCGAGCAGCAGACCCGTGCGTCCTATGCCGCTCGCGGTATGGGTTTGAGCGACCAAGCCGTGTCCGCCGAGGTACAGAATCGACTAATCAATCAGCAGCAGAAGATGATGCAGAATATGCAAATTGGTGGTCAGGTGATGAATCAGCAGCAGAACTACGCTCTACAACTGGCTGCGATGCGTCAGGCTACTGCCAGCGACCCATTCATGGCCATCCTTGGCCGTCCGTCCACTGCGACCCAGCAGGGCCAGCAGATGGGCGGTCAGGCACTTGGAATGGGTCAGAACTTCGGCCCGAGCCTGTTCAATCCTGAATCCAGTTATGCCAACAACATCTATGGCGGAAACCAGCAGGCATACAATGCTGCATCTATTGCTGGTGCTGCTAACACAAGTGGAATGATTAGTGGAATTGCAAGTGGTGCATTGTCCGGTGCTGGAGCGGCTGGTGGCGGGTATATGTCTAATCCAAACTTTGGTAAATAAAAATAAAATATATGAGCAGCCCATACTTTGGTAACGTACAGTTTATCTCTCCTCTTCCAGCTGGAGGAATGGAGGCAATGGCTTCAATTGGTCAAAATGCTGGAAATCAAATTGGAGGTGCATTGGCCAGTGTAGGGCAATCACTTGGAGAAGGCCTTAAGCAGTACTACAAAAACAAAGCAGAAACCGATACATCACGAGCTGGATTTGAAAAGGCCATTGCAATGGCATCCCAAACACCTAATGCATTCAACGGAGTAAATCCTGAGCAGCTCAAGACGTTCAACAAGCTGATTGCTGGCAAGGGAAGCAAGGCAGACTTTGACTTGGCCACTGGACAGATTATTGGGCAATTGACTGGATTCCAACAGAAGCAAGAGCAGGAATTAAATGCTCAACGGATAAATGAATATACTGCAAAAAATGAATCTGTAAAAAACTTTGTAAGTGCATTAAAAAAATTAAATTCAGGAAATTTTGTAGAACCCTCTTATTCAGTAAATGCACCAGTAAAGCCAGTTGTCCAAGGTAACATTGACCTTAATGCGCGTCCTGTTGTGCAAAATAAAGATGGCACTGTAAGCACTGTGATGAGCTTTGGTGTCAATGTTGATGGAAATGAAGTATTAATTCCTCAGGTATCTGATGACGGAAAAATACTTACGCAGCAAGAGGCAATTGACAGGTATAATAAGACCGGAAAGCATCTAGGAATGTTTAATTCAGTCGAAGAGTCAAATGCTTACGCTCGGGAACTGCACAACCAGCAAGCTCAGGACTACATCGACAAAAATCAAAATCCTGTAAAGTGGGCACTTAGCAAGTTAATGCAAAGCAATCCAATGAATCCGGATGATGCTGCTAATTTTGCTGGCATAGTTAATAACTACTACCAGAAGACTCCTGAGAGCCTTGGTATGACCCCATCGGCTGCAATTGTTGAAGATGGAAAAACTAAAGTTAGCTACCAAACACCACAAAAACCAATTTCTGTTGAGGTTGAAGGTACTAATGGTTCAATGCGTCAAGTAATGGTTGATAACAAACCAGTTGGAAGTCCATATCCTGTTCCAACTAAAAATCAAAGAGCATATAGTTTGCTTAATGAAAATCAGCAAAAAGTATCTGAAAAATTCTTTCAAGACTTGCAGAATGACCCTATGTACAAGTCTCACGGCATAGCAATGTCTTCCTTAAAACAAATGGAAGGTCTAGGAATTGGAACTCCTAATTACAATGCATCTGATGACATAGCGTTAATATTTTTGTTTATGAAAACATTAGATGCAGATTCTGCTGTAAAAGAAACAGAGTATGCAAATGCACAGAGAGCAGCAGGAATGCCTGACCAGATTATAAATGCAACTGAAAAAGTTTTAAGCGGAAAAATACTTACCGACCAACAACGAATGGATTTTATTAATACAGGTAGAAAAAACTATATTGGTAAAGTTTCTGCACTAAAAGAAAAAGTCAATGCGTATAAAAACCAAGCAGAAAAAAGGGGAATACCAGCCGACTTGATTGACGATGAAAAAATATTTGATTACTCAAAAGAAGTTGAGGCGAAAATGCTTCCTAGATTTCAAAGCGAAGCAGATGCAATATCAAGTGGCACAGACAGGGCCATGGTTCTAGACCCTAAAACAGGAAAATTCAGAGAGTGGAAAAAATAAAAATTTATGCCATTTGTTGATAACGGAATTGAACTTTATTCTGAAAAGAAGAAAGAAGATGAACAGAAATCGACTGGTGGGTTTGTCGATGGAGGGATATCTGTAGACCGGACTCCTGAGGACATCTACAAGCACATCGTCGAATACGAGAACGCTATCACCGACTTAAAGCCCACACAGGACGAGTTTAAAAAAGCAGAAAAGTACAAGAGCGAACTTCCATTGACCGAGCGTTATCTTGGCAAGACACCGCTTGCGTCCATTGGGACAGGAATCGTTGAGACCGGAAAGGCAATTGCAAAAATACCATCCCAGACCGGAGAGTTCATTGGCGAAGTGGCTGGCACTGGCTCAGTCGATGCTGGTGCTGGCGGTGAAAAACTTGCGTCCACACTATCCGAGTCTGCAATGAGGGCTGGAGAAAAGGGCAAGTCGATGCTGATGGGGTTGGCAGACACTGTCCTAGACCTTTACGAAAATACTCAGGAGAAGGGCATATGGAACGAGACAAATGACTATCAGAGGTACTTGGCTCGCTCCGAGGTGAAGCGCAACCTTGCAATGGCAGAATCTGGTCGCATCGAATCGATTGATGCAGACACGCTCAAGACGTTAGGAATGAGTCCCCAGTCAATCAGTAAGGCTGGAGTTGAGGCACTGAGCATCCCAACAGACCCGTCCACGTTGGCATTTGCTGGCGGCGGAAAGGTTCTTGGCATGACATTGCAAAGTGCAATGAAGTACGCACCAGCGGTCTCTCAGGC